ATGACAGAGACCCCCGATCACCCCGGTTCGCCGGACCCATCGGAGACGCAAACAGTAGACCAAATCTTGGAAGACCTGACGATAATGGCCCATGATCTGACCACCGAGGTCAGACAGGAGTGGCGGCGCGTGCGCCGTGATCAGTCGATGCCTTCCGAGTTACAAACCAAGCTCAAGAAAGAGCTTTTGTCCTTGTTGAACACGAGTAAAGACGCGGAAGGAAAACTAGATGAACACCGCACGAAGCGTGCCGGTCGCGCCGGAGAATTCGCCCTTGATCTTGGAGCGGCCCGACTTGAGGTCGGGCGCCGACTTGATAGCATCCGAGCCGCGCGCGGTTCAGGAGGCGTTTCTTGACGGGTTGAGCGAGCATGACTTGGCGGCCTTGCCGTATCTGTTCGACTTCTGGGCGCATCCGCATCAGCACCCGCCTGCGGGCGACTGGCGGTCGTGGGTGATCATGGGCGGGCGTGGCGCGGGCAAGACCCGTGCCGGTGCCGAATGGGTCCGCATGATGGTGGAGGGTGACATGCCGCTGGATGCGGGGCGCGCGCGGCGTGTGGCGCTGGTGGGCGAGACCTTTGACCAAGTGCGCGACGTGATGATTTTTGGCGATAGCGGGATCATGGCGTGCTCTCCGCCTGACAGGCGTCCGGAATGGCAGGCCACGCGGCGGCGTCTGGTGTGGCCGAACGGTGCTGTAGCCGAGGCGCATAGCGCGTCGTCGCCAGAGCATATGCGGGGGCCGCAGTTTGATGCGGCGTGGGTTGACGAGCTGGCCAAGTGGAAGAAGGCGCGCGAGGCCTATGACCAGTTGCAATTCGCGCTGCGCTTGGGGGACTGCCCGCAACAGGTGATCACCACAACGCCGCGCAATGTGGCGGTGCTGAAGCAGGTGCTGGACGCGGGCACCACCGTGGTGACCCATGCGCCGACGGAGGCGAACCGCGCGAACTTGGCGGCGTCGTTTCTGGAGGAGGTGCGAGCGCGGTTTGGCAACACGCGGATGGGTCGTCAGGAGTTGGACGGCGTTCTGCTGGAGGATCTGGACGGTGCGCTGTGGACCGCGTCGATGCTGGAGGATGTGCGGCTGAGCGCGTTGCCCGAATTCGAGCGGGTGGTTGTTGCGGTGGACCCTGCGGTGTCATCGAACAAGGCGTCGGACGCTTGCGGGATCGTGGTGGCTGGCTTGGTGCGCAGTGGCGCGGACTGGCAAGCCGTGGTGATCGAGGACGCGACCGTTGAGGGGGCATCGCCCACGGGCTGGGCGCATGCGGCGTTGGCGGCCTACGCGCGGCACGGCGCGGAGCGGATCGTGGCGGAAGTGAACCAAGGCGGCGACTTGGTGGAGACGTTGATCCGGCAGTTGGACCCGCTGGTGCCGTACCGCTCTGTCCACGCATCACGCGGGAAGGCGGCGCGGGCGGAGCCTGTGGCGGCTTTGTACGAGCAGGGGCGTGTGGCGCATTACGGCGCGTTGGGGCCGCTGGAGGACCAGATGTGCCAGATGACGACGACGGGCTTTCACGGCTCAGGCTCTCCGGACCGTGTGGACGCGCTGGTGTGGGCGCTGACAGAACTGATGGGGCGGGCTGCGCCGAAGGCGCGGATACGCACGCTCTAGAGCACCGTACGGTGGTGTAATGCGGTCTTAGGAGCTGTGCGCTAATGTGCCCCCAAGACGCGATGAGAGGCCTGTGGGCCTTGGACGACAGACAATTGAGGCCCCCATGGATTTGCACCACGGGGGCCTTTTCTTTTGGACGAACGGGAGCCGGATGATGGTGTTTGACTTTTTGCGGCGTGGACAGGCGCAGGTGCCGGAGGCGAAAGCCTCGGCCACGGGCAAGGTGCTGGCTTACGGCGGGCGCGGCATTGCCTGGAGCCCGCGTGACACGCCGTCACTGACGCGCTCCGGCTTTGCGGCGAACCCTGTGGGGTTCCGGTCAGTGAAGATGATCGCGGAGGCGGCGGCGGCCTTGCCGCTGATCCTGCAAGACGACGCGCAACGCTATGACACGCATCCGGTGCTGGGGTTGATGTCGCGGCCCAACCAAGCGCAGGGGCGGGCGGAGATGCTGGAAGCGCTTTATGGCCAGCTTTTGTTGTCAGGCAACGGCTATCTGGAAGCGGTAGGCCTAGGCGACGGCGTCCCGGTGGAGCTGCATGTGCTGCGCTCCGAGCGGATGAATTTGGTGCCAGGGGCGGACGGTTGGCCAGCGGCCTATGAATACGCCGTGGGCGGGCGCAAGCATCGGTTTAGCATGACGGGGGATTTGGCGCCGATCTGCCATATCCGCAGCTTTCATCCGCAAGATGACCACTACGGCTTTTCGCCTTTGCAGGCGGCGGCGACGGCGATTGATGTGCATAACAGCGCGTCGCGCTGGTCCAAGGCGCTGCTGGACAATGCGGCGCGGCCTTCTGGCGCAATCGTTTATAAGGGCGGCGACGGCCAGCAGGCGATGACGAATGACCAGTTCGAGCGGTTGCAGGTCGAGATGGAGGCGCACCACCAAGGCGCGCGCAATGCGGGGCGTCCGATGCTGCTGGAGGGCGGATTGGACTGGAAGCCGATGGGGTTCAGCCCGTCGGACATGGAGTTCCAGAAAACCAAGGAAGCCGCCGCGCGGGAGATTGCACAGGCCTTCGGGGTGCCGCCGATGCTGCTGGGGATACCGGGAGATGCGACCTACGCCAATTACGCGGAAGCCAACCGCGCGTTCTACCGCCTGACGGTGCTGCCACTGGCGGGCAAGGTTCTGGGCGCGGTCTCGCATTGGCTGGCGGAGCTGTCGGGCGAAGTGGTGACGCTGAGCGCCGATCTGGACCAGATCCCCGCGTTGGGGGTGGAACGTGAGGCGCAGTGGAAGCGGGTGGCGAACGCCGACTTTCTGAGTGCTGCCGAGAAGCGTGTGCTGCTGGGGCTGCCTGCGGAGCCCAACTGATGGAGGGCAAAGAGCGCCCGCATAAGGGCGGCGGGTCGCGCTACCTTTACGAGCCGTTTCAAAGCGGGGTGGAGCTGGCGCCGATGCTGAAGCTGGAAGCACTGGAGCAGGTGCAGGCGGAACGCTGGACCGCGCTGGACTACCGGCTAGGACAGATCGAGGCGCGGTTGGAGCGGCTGGAAAAGCGGGTCTGGCTGACGATTTTCGGGGTGGCTGCCGCCGTCCTTAAGGAAACTGTGACCGGCGTTTTTCTGCCGTGACTATTTTGGAATAGGTGAATGATGTCAAATTATTACGGGCCAGAGTTGGAGCGGAAGTTTTGCCAGATCGGGGATCAGGTGGAGCTGGGCGCGAATGCCACTATTTCTGGCTACGCCTCGCTGTTCGGGGAAGTGGATCAGGGCGGCGACGTGGTGCGCGCGGGGGCTTATGGCGGCTCTTTGGCGCGGCTGAAGGCGAGCGGCACGGGCGTCAAACTGCTGTGGCAGCATGACCCCGCCCAGCCCATCGGCGTCTGGGACGAGGTGCGCGAGGACGCGCGCGGATTATACGTGAAAGGGCGGCTGCTAACAGAGACGCGCCAAGGGTTTGAGGCTGCGGCCTTGATCGAGGCGGGCGCGATTGACGGGCTGTCCATCGGATACCGGACGGTGAAGGCCGAACGGGATGCCAAAGGCCGGAGGCACTTGGCAGAGCTGGAGTTGTGGGAGGTGTCGCTTGTGACCTTCCCGATGCTTTCAGAGGCGCGGGTGGGGGCGAAGGCGGACAGTCCCCTGACCACATCGGCGCAAGATCTGGCGGGGGTGTTTCGCACCCTGCGTCACACGCTCAGCGCAGGCTGAGCACCAGAAAACGTAGCAATATGCAGGACATGACATGACCAAACCCGAGACAAAGTCCCGGGCCGGAGGGCGCACGCCTGATGGCACGGCTCCGGCTTTTGATCTGGCCCACGAGATGGCCGGTTTCATGAATGATTTCGGCCAGTTTCAGGCCGACGTTAAATCCCGACTTCAAACACAGGAAGACCGTATGACCCATCTGGATCGCAAGAATTTCGCCCGCACGGCGCGCCCTGCATTGTCGACTGCTGTTGAGGCCGAGGTGCCTCATCAGAAGGCCTTTCAGGCCTATCTGCGAAGTGGTGATGACGATGGTTTGCGCGGCCTTGAGGTCGAGGCCAAAGGCATGACCACGGCGGTGGCTGCCGACGGTGGCTATCTGGTGGACCCGCAGACCTCGGACACTGTGGCGACGGTGCTGAAATCAGCCGCATCCTTGCGGGCCATTGCCAATGTGGTGAACGTGGAGGCCACGTCGTACGACGTTTTGGTGGACCACACGGAGCTGGGATTTGGCTGGGCCACGGAAGCGGCCTCAGCGGAGACGGACACGCCGCAGTTCGACCGCATCAGCATCCCGTTGCACGAGCTGTCGGCGCTGCCCAAAGCATCCCAGCGCCTGCTCGACGACGCGGCGTTTGACGTCGAGGGCTGGCTGGCAGGGCGCATTGCGGACAAGTTCGCGGCGGCTGAGGCCAGCGCGTTTATCAACGGTGACGGGGTGGACAAGCCCAAGGGCTTTCTGGCGCATGGCACCGTGGACGACGCGCTTTGGGCGTGGGGCAGCATCGGCTACACCGCGACGGGTGTGGACGGCGACTTCGCCTCTGGCACACCGGCGGAGAGCATCGTGGATTTGGTGTACTCACTGGGCGCGCGCTACCGCGCCAACGCAGCGTTTGTGATGAACTCCAAAACGGCGGGCGCGGTGCGCAAGATGAAGGACGCGGACGGGCGCTTTTTGTGGTCGGACGGCTTGGCGGCGGGAGAGCCTGCGCGCCTGATGGGCTATCCGGTGCTGATTGGCGAGGACATGCCGGACATCGCGTCGGGTGCGACGGCGATCGCGTTTGGTGACTTTTCCAAGGGGTACACGGTGGCGGAGCGTCCTGACTTGCGCATTCTGCGCGACCCGTTCTCGGCCAAACCGCATGTGTTGTTCTATGCCACCAAGCGCGTGGGCGGCGACGTGTCGGACTTTGCGGCGATCAAATTGCTGAAGTTTGCGATGTCTTAAACGGTCCGGCCGGGCGCGGATTGGCCGTGCCCGGCACTTCCCTTCGTCACATTCTGAAACAGACCGTTTGGAGATGGATCATGGAGCTGGTTGATCTGACCACCACCCCCGCCGAGGCCCTGCCTTTGACCGCGTTCAAGGCGCATTTGCGACTTGGCTCCGGCTTTGCCGATGACAGCCTGCAAGACGACTTGCTGGCGGGGTATCTGCGCGCCACGCTTGCTGCCATTGAGGCGCGTACCGGCAAAGTGCTGTTCGAGCGCGTGTTGCAATGGCGTTTGTCGCGGTGGGCGGAGGCGGGGCATCAACCGCTGCCGGTGGCCCCTGTGACGGCGATCACCAGCGTGGCACTGCGCAACGCCGAGGGCGGCGTGAGCGAGGTTGCTGTGGCCCTTTACGGGCTGGAGCGCGACACCCACCGCCCGCGGCTGTTCGCCAAAGGCGCGACCCTTCCTGCGATCACTCATGATGGGGAGGCAGTGGTGAGCATGACGGCAGGATTCGGCCCCAGCTGGGACGACATCCCTGCGGATCTACAGCAGGCGGTGCTGCTGCTTGCCGCGCATTACTACGAGCACCGTAGCGAGACGAACGGCGCAGTGCGGGCCATGCCGTTTGGCGTGGTGTCGCTGCTGGAGAGCTACCGCAACATCCGTGTTCTGGGGGCGCGCTCATGAGTGTGGAGCTGAACAGACGCCTGACCTTGGAGCACGCCGTGCGCGTGGCGGACGGCGCGGGCGGCTACGTCGAGGCCTGGACCCCGCTGGGTGAGTTGTGGGCGCGGGTCAAGGCGGGATCGGGCCGTGAGCGGTTCGGAGCTGGCGTCACGGTCTCTGCGGTGCCTTACCGCATTGTGGTGCGCGGTGCGCCCATGGGCGCGCAGGCGCGCCCGAAGCCGGAGCAACGGTTTCGCGAGGGCACGCGGGTGTTCCGGATCGTGGGCGTTGCGGAATACGACGTGGACGCGCGCTACCTGACCTGTTTTGCCATAGAGGAGGTCACGGGATGACCTATGCGGTTTCAGCGGCCCTACAGGCGGGCGTCTACGGCGCGTTGGCGGGAGACGCGACGCTTAGCGCCCTTGTGGGGGGCGCGATCTTCGACGCGGAGCCTGCGGGGAGCTTGCCAGAGTTATACGTGACCTTGGGGCCGGAGGCCGTGCGGGCGGGATCTGACGGATCGGGCGGCGGGGCTGTCCATGAGTTTGTGATCTCGGTGGTGACGGACGCTGCGGGGTTTACCACGGCGAAACGCGCGGGCGTGCTGGTTTGCGATGTGCTGATTGACGCGGAGCTGGCATTGGAGCGGGGGCGGTTGGTGTCGTGCCGGTTCTTGAAAGCGAAAGCCACGCGGGCCGAGAACGGCAGCGCGCGGCGGATTGATCTGACGTTCCGAGCGCGTGTGGATGACGGGTGACGCCAGATTGTGACGCCAGCTTTTGAGGCTGGCGGCGGATTTTAGGTATTTTTGAAGCAATGATGGGGGGCGTTGCGCGTGAAGACGCGGGCGGTGTCCTTCAAGGTAAATGGATGGAGATGGTTATGGGTGTGCAACGCGGCAAGGACTTGTTGTTGAAAGTGGATCTGACCGGCGACGGGCAGTTCGAGACCATCGCGGGGCTTCGTGCCACGCGGATTTCGTTCAATGCGGAACAGGTGGATGTGACCTCCATGGAAAGCGCGGGGGGATGGCGCGAGCTGCTTGCGGGCGCGGGAGTGAAGAGCGCCGCGATCTCGGGCTCCGGCGTGTTTCGCGACGAAGGCACAGACGAGCGCGCGCGCCAGATTTTCTTTGACGGGGAAGTGCCGCAATTCCAAGTGATTGTCCCCGACTTCGGAATCGTGGAGGGCGCGTTCCAGATTGGCTCCATCGAATATGCGGGGGCGTTGGAGGGGGAGGCGACATATGAGATGTCGCTGGCGTCGGCGGGGGCGCTGAGCTTCACCCCGATCCTTGATGCACCTGTGGTGCCGTGATGGCGAACCCTTGGGCGGGCGAAGTCCGGTTAACCTTGGACGGAAAGGCGCGGGAGCTGCGCCTGACCCTAGGGGCGTTGGCCGAGTTGGAGGGAGAGCTGACGGGCGAGACCGTGCTGGACCTGATCGAGCGGTTTGAAGCGGGCAGGTTTTCCACCCGCGACGTGCTGACCTTGATCGTGGCGGGCTTGCGCGGCGGCGGCTGGCGCGGCGTGGCGGGGGATTTGGTGTCCGCTGACATCGAGGGCGGTTTGCTGGAATGCACCAAAGTGGCGGCGCAGCTTTTGGCGCGGGCGTTCACGACACAGGGCACATGAGCGGCTTTGACTGGCCTTCGTTGCTGCGTGTTGGCGTGGCGGGGGGGCTGCGGCCCGCGGAATTCTGGGCGCTGACCCCTGCGGAACTGGTCGTGGTTCTGGGCTTGGAGGCGGTGGAGAAGCCTTTGAACCGCGCCCGACTGGCGGAGCTGGAGCGCATGTATAGCGATATGAAGGGAGCGCCGTGATGGGTGTTTTGGACGGAATTGACGGGCTGGAGGGCCGCATCGAGGGGTTAGAGACCTCTTTGGGCGGTGCTGAAGTGGTGGTGAGCACCTTTGAGACCGAGTTGGCGGCCATGCGCTCCACGATGCTCTACACCTCCAAAGAGGTGGCGTCCTTGTCGCTGTCGATTGGCGGGGGGTTGCGCAAGGCGTTCGACGGGCTGGCCTTTGACGGCATGAAGCTGTCGGACGCGTTGAAGACTGTGGCCGAGAGCATGATCAACGCCGCCTATAACACCGCGATGCGGCCCGTGCAGAACGGGTTGGGCGCGGTGATTGCCAATGGCATGAACGGCTTGGTGTCGGGGATATTGCCGTTCGAGAAGGGGGGCACCTTCAGCCAAGGCCGCGTGATGCCATTTGCCAAAGGCGGCGTGGTCAGCGCGCCCACGAATTTCGCCATGCGCGGCGGCATGGGGTTGATGGGCGAGGCCGGACCGGAGGCGATTATGCCGCTGGCGCGCGGGCCTGACGGCAGCTTGGGCGTGCGGGCCGGTGGGGGCGGCCAGCCGGTGCAGGTGGTGATGAATATCTCCACGCCGGATGTGGCGGGGTTCCAACGCTCCCAAAGTCAGATTGCCGCGCAGATGGGCCGCGCCTTGAGCCGTGGCCAGCGCAACCGTTGATAACTTGAAGGACCTTCCGATGAATTTTCATGAAGTACGGTTTCCGGCATCCTTGTCGTTTGGCTCCCTCGGGGGGCCGGAGCGGCGCACGGAGGTCGTGACGCTCGCCAACGGGTTTGAGGAGCGTAACACGCCTTGGGCGCACTCGCGCAGGCGCTACGACGCGGGCGTGGGGATGCGATCCTTGGACGACGTGGAAGCGATGGTGGCGTTTTTCGAAGCGCGCCAAGGGCAGCTTTACGGATTCCGCTGGAAGGATTGGGCGGATTTCCGGTCGTGCAAAGCCTCGGGCGAGGTGACGTTTGAGGACCAGATCATCGGGCGGGGCGACGGCGTGCAAACCGACTGGCAGCTGATCAAGACCTACGCCTCGGGTGGCTACGACTATGCGCGACCTGTGGCGAAGCCGGTGCTTGGGACCGTGTTGCTTGGCTTCGACGGGATCGTTTTGCAGGAAGGCGTGGAGTGGGAGATCGACCTGAACACCGGCGTCGTGTCATTCGGGGAGGCACCGGACGAGGGCGTGGAGATCACGGCGGGCTATGAATTCGACGTGCCTGTGCGCTTTGCGGTGGATGCGATCCAGACCAGCGTGGCGAGCTTTCAGGCGGGCAACGTGCCGAGCGTGCCTGTGGTGGAGGTGCGGGTATGAGCTTGCAGGAACACCTCAAGGGTGGCTTGACGACAGTGTGCCGTTGCTGGGCGGTGACGCGGCGCGACGGGCGTGTGTTTGGCTTTACCGACCATGATGAAGCGATGAGTTTCGACGGGGTGGAGTTCAAGGCGGACACCGGTCTGACGGCGAGCGCGTTGCAGCAGGTGACGGGGCTGGCCGTGGACAACAGCGAAGCCGTGGGCGCGCTGTCTGGGGATGCCGTGACCGAGGCGGACATCAACGCGGGGCGCTTTGACGGAGCGGAGGTGGTCGCGTGGCTGGTAAACTGGCGCGATGTCAGCGCACGCGAGGTGCAATTCAAGGGCAGCATCGGGGAGTTGAAGCGCGCTGACGGCGCGTTTCATGCGGAGTTGCGCGGTTTGTCTGAGGTGCTGAACACACCTGTGGGGCGTGTGTACCAGAAGCCGTGTCAGGCGGTGCTAGGGGACGCGGCCTGCTGCGTTGACCTGAGTGCTGCGGGATACCGCACAGAAGTGGTGGTTGAGCAGGTGGAGGACGCGCGCGTGTTCCGGTTCACGACCCTCGCAGGGTTTGACGACCGATGGTTTGAGCGAGGACGCCTAGAGGTGCGCACGGGGCAGGCCGAAGGGCTGGTGGCGATGGTCAAGAATGACCGCGTTGTGGACGGCAAGCGCGAGATCGAGCTTTGGGAAGAGCTGCGAATGCCCGTGGAGACGGGCGATGTGGTGACGATCGAGGCGGGCTGCGACAAGCGGATTGAGACCTGCCGCTTGAAATACCAGAACATCGAGAACTTTCAGGGCTTCCCACATATTCCAGGGGAGGACTGGCTGATGACCTATCCCCAAGAGGACGGCGCGAATGATGGCGGGAGCCGTTACGCATGAGCGTGGTGGGGGAACAGGTCGTCGCGGAGGCGCGGCTGTGGCTGGGGACGCCTTATCGCCACCAAGCCAGTTGCAAAGGCGCGGGGGCGGACTGCCTTGGGCTATTGCGCGGCGTGTGGCGGGCTGTGATCGGGCAGGAGCCGGAGGCGGTGCCCGCATATTCCTCCGATTGGTCGGAGCCACAGGGGGAAGAACGCCTGTGGGCTGCCGCAGGGCGGCGGTTGATCCCCAAAGCGGCAGGGGACGCCGCGCCGGGGGATGTGGTGCTGTTCCGCATGCGTGAGCAGGGGGTGGCCAAGCATTTGGGCATCACGGCTGCGCTGGGTGCGGCCCCGACGTTTATCCATGCCTATTCGGGGCATGGGGTAGTGGAGTCTCCGTTCTCGGAGCCTTGGGCACGGCGCGTCGTGGCGCGGTTTGAATTTCCGAAAGCAGGTAGCTGATGGCAACGATACTTTTATCCGCAGCGGGGGCCGCGGTTGGCGGTGCCTTGGGGGGCGGCGCATTTGGGATAAGCTCCGTCGTGATCGGACGGGCCATTGGCGCGACCGTGGGGCGTGCAATCGACCAGCGCCTGATGGGGGCCGGATCGCAGACCGTAGAAACCGGCCGTTTGGACCGAATGCGTGTCATGGGGGCAAACGAGGGCGGTGTTGTGCCGCGTGCCTTCGGGCGCATGCGGGTGGCGGGGAACGTGATCTGGACCTCGCGCTTCAAGGAGAAGGTGGCCGTCACCCAGCAGCGCGGCGGTAAGGGGGGCGGACCGAAGGCGACGACGCGGCAGTATAGCTACTGCATCTCAATCGCTGTGGGTTTGTGCGAAGGGGAGATTGCCCGTGTCGGGCGCATCTGGGCGGATGGGACGATCATCCGCAAGTCCGACCTGAACCTGCGGGTCTACCGTGGCACCAAGGACCAGCAACCTGACCCAGTGATGAGCGCCATTGAGGGGGTGGGCCATGTACCCGCCTATAGGGGGCTGGCCTATGTGGTGATTGAAGACTTGGACCTGAGCGAGTTTGGCAACCGTGTGCCGCAGCTCACCTTTGAGGTGATCCGCCAGTCGCGTGCAAAGGGTGTGAGTGAGCCGTTGGTATCCGATTTGGTGGAAGCCGTCGCGCTGATGCCGGGATCGGGGGAGTTCACCTTGGCAACGACGCCTGTGTACCGCACGGGGGAGCTGGGCGCGCAAACTGCGGTAAATGTGAACAGCGCGGAGGGCAAGACGGACCTGCTGTCCTCACTGGATGCGTTGACGGGCGAGCTGCCTAAGTGCCGCAGGACATCCTTGGTGGTGAGTTGGTTCGGGGACGACCTGCGTGCCGGACATTGCCGTGTGGCCCCGAAGGTGGAGCATCAAGCGGCGGCAGGGCTTCCTATCGGGAGTGCGCCCGTTGTGGGGGCTGATCCCTCCGAATGGTCGGTGTCGGGGCTGACGCGCGGCACAGCGGAATTGGTGGCGCAGAAGGACGGTGTTTCCGTTTATGGCGGCACGCCGTCGGATGGCTCCGTGCTGGAGGCGATTGCGGCGCTGAAAGCGGCGGATCAGGGGGTGATGTTTTACCCGTTCATACTGATGGACCAACTGGGGGGGAATGCGCTTCCTGACCCATATACGGGCATGGTTGGGCAGCCGGCCTTGCCGTGGCGCGGACGGATCACGTCGGAGCGGGCGCTGGGAACGCCTGGCGCAACGGATGGGACGGCGGCGGCGCGTTTGGAGGTCGAGGCCTTCATGGGCAGCGCGCAGGTGTCGGACTTCGCTGTTGTCGACGGGGCCGTGATCTATAGCGGACCCGCTGAGTACAGCTACCGCAGGTTTATCCTGCACTACGCACATCTGTGCGCGGCGGCGGGGGGCGTAGAAGCGTTTTGCGTGGGGTCGGAGATGCGTGGCCTGACGCGGATACGGGACGAAAGCGGCGGTTTCCCCGCTGTGGAGGCGTTGCGGATACTGGCGTCAGAGGTACGCGTTGTTATGGGCGACGCGGTAAAGATCGGCTATGCGGCGGACTGGTCGGAGTACGCGGGATACCAGCCGCAAGACGGCTCCGGCGACCTGCTGTATCATCTAGACCCTTTGTGGGCCGATGAGGCTGTCGATTTCATCGGGATTGACAACTACATGCCAATCGCCGATTGGCGGGACGGACACGGGCATCTGGATGCTGACGCGGGCGCGATCTACGACTTGGCATATCTGCGCCGCAACATCCGTGGGGGAGAGGGCTACGACTGGTATTACCGCGACGCCGAGGAGCGTGCGTTGCAGATACGAACCCCCATTGAGGACGGCGCACATGGGGAGCCCTGGGTGTACCGGACCAAAGACTTGTGGAACTGGTGGGGGCAGGCGCATCACAACCGCATCGGGGGTGTGCGCTCGGCCGCGTCCACCGCGTGGGAGCCGCAATCGAAACCGATCTGGTTTACCGAAATGGGCTGCGCCGCAATCGACAAGGGACCGAACGAGCCTAATAAGTTCCTTGATCCGAAGTCGAGCGAAAGCGCGATCCCGCACTTCTCTAGCGGGAAACGAGATGACTACGTGCAGATGCAGTACCTACGGGCCTACTACGGCTTCTTCGGGACGACGGACAATAATCCGGTCAGCCACGTCTACGGTGGCCCGATGGTGGATATGTCGCGGGCTTTTGTTTGGGCGTGGGATGCGCGCCCGTGGCCGGACTTTCCAACCAACCTGTCTGTGTGGAGCGACGGGCAGAACCACATCACCGGACATTGGCTGACGGGGCGGACATCGGTGATGCCACTGGCCCATGTGGTCGGAGAGATCTGCGAAAGCGTCGGATTGGCGGACTATGATGTCGAGGCGCTGCACGGGGTGGTGCGCGGGTTTAGCGTGACGGAGTTTGATACGCCCCGCGCTGCCTTACAGCCTTTGATGGTGGCGCTGGGATTTGACGCGGTGGAACGTGGTGGCAAGATTGTGTTCCAGTCCCGCAAAGACGCAGCGCAGGTGAAGGTAAGCGCGGACGAGCTGGCTGTTGACGGATCGGACGCGGTGCTGGAGCACGTGCGCGCGCCGGAGGCCGAAGTCGTGGGTGAGGTGCGCCTTGGCTATGTGGAAGCCGAGGGCGAGTTCGTGGCGCGCGTCGCGGATGCGCGCTTCCCGCGTGACGGCGCATCTGATGTGACGCAGAACGAATTGCCGCTGGCGTTGACGGAGGCCGAGGCCACGACAATCGCGGAGCGTTGGCTGTCCGAGGCACGAGTGGCGCGGGACGCCGTCAGTTTCGTAGTTCCGCCCTCGCGCGGGGACTTGCGCGCTGGGGATTTGGCGGAGCTTACGAATGAGCGCGGTGACCGCACGCTATACCGTGTAGACCGTGTGGAAGACCGCGGGGCGCGGCGGATTGAGGCGGTGCGGATGGAGCGCCAGATATACACGCCAAGCGACGCGGTTGAGAGCGTGGGGGCGGTGCGCCCGTTCGCGGTGCCGGTCCCCGTGTCTGCGCAGTTCATGGATCTGCCGCTTTTGACGGGGGAGGAGGTGCCGCACGCGCCCTACCTAGCCGCGACGGCGCGCCCGTGGCCGGGGGGGGTGGCGGTAATGAGCGCAGCGCAAGACAGCGACTACACGCTGAACTCCGTTGTCGAGACGCCTTCGCGCATGGGAGTGCTTGCGACGCCGCTGGTGCGCGCGCAGGCCGGACTTTGGCAACGGGGCACACCGTTGCGGGTCAAACTGGCTGGCGCGCCGCTGAGTTCGGTGGACCGCGCGGCGGTTTTGAACGGGGCGAATGTGGCCGCGATTGGGGACGGGTCGTCCGACCTGTGGGAGATTGTGCAATTTGCGAAGGCGGAGCTTGTGGCCCCTGACACATATGACCTGTCGGAGCTGCTTAGGGGGCAGGCAGGAAGCGACGGGTTGATCCCGCCTGTGTGGCCTGCCGGTAGTCGCTTTGTAATGCTGGACGGCGGCCCGTCGCAGATCAAGATGCCGTTGTCGGCACGTGGCTTGGCGCGTCACTACCGCATCGGGCCATCGCTACGACCCTATGATGACCCGTCTTACCGCTACTACGTCGAAGCGTTCCAAGGCATCGGGCTGCGCCCCTATGCGCCCGCGCATTTGAAGGCGCGCAAGTTCGGACCGGATATTGCCGTGAGTTGGACGCGCCGGACCCGCGTCGACGGGGACAGTTGGGTGTCGGAGGACGTACCGCTGGGCGAGGAGGTGGAGCGCTATGTCGTCCGCGTGAGCCAAGCGGGCAGTGTCGTCCGCGAAACCACGCTGAGCAGCGCAAGCTGGACATATGGGGCGACAGAGCAGGGCGCCGACGGGCTGGTCGGAGCCTACACAATCGACGTGGCGCAAGTGTCCTTGCGCTTTGGACCGGGACTATTTTCAAGGATTGAAATCAATGGCTGA